GCCGCCCCAGGTGTCGAGCACGTCAAAGCCCTGCGTGATGGTTGTAGATATCGGCTTGCCGTTTATCTTCAGCAGGAACGAACCACCGTTGGTGTCCCACTCGGCATAGACGTGATACCACCTATTAACTGTATTCAGTTCGGCGGTGGCGTCTTGCAGCCACACCTCTTTGTGCGCGTCGTCGGTTTCCTCTATCGCATTGATCGTGATGCTGCCGAAGGGGCGCCCGCCGCCCGCGTCGTAAGCGCCGCCAAAGCCGAAAGCGAATTGGATAAACTCGGACTGCACAAAAGAAATAACCGAGCCTGCCGCGCCCTCGGGAAACTTTACCCACACCGAGAGCACCCCGGTCGGGCTGGTCGGCACCAACCGCAGCGGGTCGATGTAAACCATGTGCGCCTCTTTCCACTGTACCGCGATGCCGCCGTGCCAGTGCACTTCCACAAAGTGCGTCGGCGGGTTCTCGCGATAGGGTTTCTCGGCCGAGCCTTCGGTCGAGATCATTACGACGGCACGGGCGTCGAGGTCGGCGCTTCCTGGGTGACGTAGTGCATACGCACCTTCGTGCGCTTCTCGCCGAGGCTATCGGTAAAGCTGTCGGTGTTCTCGTAATTGCTCATGCCCGGCGGCACTTCGGCCGACGTGTTCGGCGCTGACTTCGCGCCGGTCTTTTTATCGAAGTCGATAGTCTTCGGCCGGTTGTCCATGATGTATTGCGAGGGATCGTCCGGGTTCTCGATCCGCACCCGCTCGCTCTTGCGGCCCCATTCGCGGAACTCCTCACCACCCACATTGAAATTGACGGTCGGCAGCGCTTCCGGTGACGGCAGGTTGCCCACGGTGCCCCAGCAGATCCGCCCCGGCGGCGTCTCGCCTTCCTCGACCGGCGGCAGCCGCGGGATGCGCTTTCCGCCGAAGCTGTCCCTTGCCGTCGAGAGCGGCGGCAGCAACTGAAGCTGCCGCTTGTACGACATCCATGTCGGCAGCCCCGCCGCGCCCATTGCCCCAGCCATTAGGCGGCGAGCCTCCCCGGCGCCGCCGCCTCAAGATCGATCAGCCGTGGGATCGGCAGCGGGTCAACGCTCGGCGTGAACACCGTCTCGAAATTCATCCCGGCAACCGGGCGCAGGGTGACGCACACCCGGCTCGGGTACTGGCGCAGCGCGTCGATGGGATCGCTGACGCTAGCGACAACCGTGGTCTGATCGTCCATGCCGCCCGAGAGCGTCAGCGATTCAACCGCGCTGTACTCGTCCATCCGCAGCAAGTTCGTGCCGTCGTCGCTCACCGCGAAGTCGTCCAGCGTCTGGTAAACGAGGTCGCCGGTCGGCAGCGTGATCTCGGCGCCCGTCGCCTGCTGGTAGCCGGCCGCGACATAGCCGGCGTCCACATAGGTCAGCGTGCCTGCCGCAGCCGATACCGTGCCGCCGTGCCCGATGGCGCAGCCGATGGTGAGGCTGACGCCAAAGTCGCCTTCGCCCGATGCCTCAAAGCTGTAGGAGGTGATCTTGCCGAAGCACTCGCCGCCCGGCAGCCGGTAGTCAACGACGTGCGCGTTCATCCGCAGCGTAGCGGCAATGCCGAGCGCCCACGGCACCCGGCACGACACCTCGACGGCTCGCGCCCGGCGGCGAAGCTCGGTGCGCCCGAGCAGCAGCAGGTACTGCATGCTCAGCGTGCCGCGGTCGGTGTTGAGGTAGCTCGCCCGCCGCATATCGCCGATTGGCATGGCGCCGCTGCCATCAGGCTCCGTCACGGTGTCCTGCGCGCTTACCGAGATCGACGCCGCATTCGCCTCAAGCTCGGGCTCGGCGAGCAGCGGCTGGATGTCTGCCGCCAGCGTGCAGCGCACGATCTCGGTGCGCGGGCGATCAGCCGCCCAGTCGAAATAGGTCCGCTGCTTCAGCGCGGCTATGGGGAAGTCGACTTTGTAGTCCGTGTATGCGTCGAAGTAGTGATAAGCGGTGCCGTAGCGCTGCACGAAAGCATTGTTGGCATCGAGCAGCGGGTTGCCCGTGTCGGCGGGCTCTTCCGGCGGCACGAGTTGCCGGTATTCGACGTGGTAGTCGTAACGGCGGAAGCTCTTGGGTGCCTCCTCGATGTAGGTGTTCGCCCCAACCTTCCAGCCGCCGCTGACTTCCGCCAGCGGTTTCGGCCAATCCGACATGAGTCCGTCGCCAGTCAACGACGAGATCACGCCAGACTGCGGCCGCCCGACGACGCCGTGAGTGCCGCGGGCGTAAATGCTCTTGTGCTGGTCGAAGATCGACTGAATGCGCCAGGTCATGTCGATGGTGCCGACGCCGCCCTGCGTCCACGCCAGCGTGCCCTCGATGTTGACCCGCGCCAGCGGCGGCTCGCCATACGACGCGCTGAAATCGTCGTAGACATGGTCGGCCTCGCCGAAGGTCAACGTGCCGTCCTCGCCGGTCAGCTCGTCGCTGTGCGTCAGCTCGTGCGTGCAGCGGTCGATGTGCCAGCGCGTGCCGTAGCCGGTCAGCACCGCATCCGGATCGGTGAGGTCGCCCGAGATCCACACCGGGTCGTAGTAGGGCAACACCTTCAACGTCTCGGCATAGTCGGCCTTCAGCGCATCGAAGCCGAGCGGCCTCGCCGCGAACAGCAACCGCACCGCTTCGCCGTCGATGCTCTCGGGCACGGCAGCAATCCGGCCGTAGAACAGCGGCACGAGTTCGGTGCCGTCATCCCACGACAGCCAGCACCAGAGCTGGCGGGCCGGCGCGAGTAGCCCCGCCCACGGGTTGATGACCGTGATGGTGAGCCCGGCGAAGTCGCCCTCCGATTGCGTCACGCTGAGCGAGGTTATCGCCTCGTCCTCGCGGTTGTGGATCAGCGGGTCGAACGCCTCGCCTTCGTCCACCCAGGCGAAAAAGAACCCCGGCATCTACACTTCTTCGAGGTCGAGCGACCATTCGGTCATCGCGCCGTACTCGTCGCGGCTGACGCTGTATTGCACGACACGCATAGATAGCTGCGGCCTGTAATAGGTCCAACTGGACGATACCCTCGACGAACCGGCGACGACGGTGCGCTGCGGCGTGCCGCCGGCCGTCTTGTACCCAAGTTCGGCGATGCAATCGACGGTCAGCACCATGCCGGGCCACACACCATCAAGCGCGGGCGTCTCGGTGTCGTTGCAGGAGATGCTGCTCTTGTATTTGCGCATCTGCGGCGGGCTGAGATCGATCAACGCGCCGTTGACGGTGCGGGCCATGACGGCCGATGCATCGATAGGATCGAGCGTCTGCGTCGCGCCGCGCGCCGTGTAGTTGGCGATGCCCGGCCCCGATATTTCGAGGAGCGTGCCGTCCGCCATCAGTTGATCGCCGCCGCCAGACGCCCGGCCGAAAGCATCCCGGCCCGCCGCGCCTCCCGCGTCAGCCCGCCGACTATCGCCGCGTCGCCGCGTAGCGCAAAGGTGCCGCCGGGGAACGACAGGTTCACGGTGACGCCATCCGCGGTGCGCGCCGTCACCATGCCGCCGGCTGCGAAACGCTGCGCCCGCACCAGTCCGCCGCCGGCATAGCCGAACGGGTTTTGCAGGCTGTTCAGCGCCGCCATAAACCGCGGCCCCCACTTGCTGACGGCAGCGGCCCGCATGACGAACTCGCCGTTCGAGAGCCGCGCCAGGATGCTGTCGCTGGTGCCGCTGCCCGGCCCGCGGATCATGCCGCCGGCCGCATTGCCGGGTATCGCCGCCGGCATGCCGCCGGGATCACCGGGGAAGCTGGTGGAGAGCGTCTGTTTTACCGCATTGAATGCCCCGGCAATGGCGTCAGCCGCCGCTGTAGCCGTGGCCTTCATATCCTCCCACATCTGGTTAAATGCGGCCTTTGTCCGGTCCATCCAATCCTGCCCGAACGGCAGCTTTGTCCACATGTCGGTGATGCCTTGCGTAAATCGGGCAACGAAATCCGGCAGGGACTTTTCCAGAACGTCTGCCTCCCACTTATTGAAGCCCGCGCTGACCCTATTCCCCCAATCGTTCAGCCTATTAAACAAGTCTTCAAATATAATCTGAACCCGCGCCCTCCCCGCTTCCACGGATTGCGCCGCGTCAATCCTGGCTTGCGTCTGCGCAAGCTTTGCCATTTCAGCATTAAGATTTGCAATTAAATCAGGCGCCAGCTTAATCGCCGCGTCTGCCGGCAGGCCGTCGAATAGTTTTTTGGAGAGCTCGTTTAGCGCGCTCTGCCCCAATTTTGATTTTTGGGTAAATTCAACGAACCGTAGGTTCACGTCCCTCTGAAACTTCGCCAGACCAGCGGCGTCGTCCTTGTAGTCTTTAATGTTGATCCCGATCGTTTTGTAGGCTTGCGCCAAATCAAGCGTAAGCTGGGCGGCCCCTCGCTGCGTCAGCACGCCCCGCTGAAATTCGGTGGTTGCTTCCTTCGCGGCATCGCCCGCCGCCGCAGTCCGATCCGTAAGATCCTTGACGCCGGTCGTGGAGATCGGCTTGCCGGCTTCAGTCTTTAGGTCGGCAAAGGCTTTCGCGGTGCCGGTCATGATCTTGTCGGCATCTTCAGCCGACCGGCCTTGCAGCCGCGCAATTCGCTGCGCCGCCTCGATGGCGGCGGGTCGCTGCCCGGTTTGCTGCGCGGTATCCCGCAGCTTCAGCAGGCGCTCGTTAACCGCATCTAGTTGCCCGATGAGAGTGCTGATACCCTTAAAGACGGAGGCGGCGAGAAACCCGCCGGCAAAGCTGCCGGTGACGCCGCCCATCACCATCGCAATGTTCTGTGCGCTCTTGCCGACGTTATCGAACTGCGTCAGCAGCCGGCGCATTGATTTGGTTGCCAGCACGTCCATGACGCTGCTGGTTTCTTTGGTCGTGCGGTTCAGCGACGCGAGTTGCTTTTCGAGCGCTTGCACCCGCGCGACGGATGTCTGAAGCGCGGCAGACGGGAGTACGTCGCCCGACTTCGCGCCCTCGGTTCGCAGCGCGCGGACTTCTTTCTGCGCTTGCTGAAGCGAGCCCTTCAGCAGCTCGATGTCGGCCCGCGCCTTGGTGCTGTCAGCCGATATCTGAAAGTCGAGGTTAGTTAGCATCGTCGCTCAATTCTTTGAGTGTCTCGCGGATCGCCTTGCCTTCGCCCTGTGCACCGAGCGTCGCGACGTGGAGCTGCTCGGCAAGCTCGCGCCGCCTGCGGTGCTGCGCGATGGTGACGAAGGCGCCGATCTGCCGCGGCGTGTAATCCATCACGTCGCTGGCACTGTGGCCGCATGCGATGAGTTGCTCGGCGGCAGCGGCGTATTCGTAGCCGCTCCCTTGCCAACTGGGTCGGCGTCGGCGCCGAGCAGGCGGGCGAGCCTTTCCACGAAAGGGTCAACGCCACCCGGCATGGTCAGCTCGCGTATGGCGATCAGGCACTCGGCAACGTCATCAAGGGACAGCGCGTCGGCTATACTATCGGCCGCGTCATCCTGCCGGGCCGCCATCGCGATAATTAACCCGATGGCGCTCGGGGCCTCGCAGATCACCGTATCGATGTCTAATGCCGGCGCGCCATTGACCCAGAGCTTGCGTAGTTCGGGGCACTCCATCAGCAACGCCGCGATGCTGCGCAAACCCAGGCCATGCAATTCGACCTCGCCGATGGACAGCGCCACCGTGCGTGTCTGCGGGATGATATCGACCAGGGAAACCATCAGGGCGTCGTCGCCTCGCCCATCAGCACCAACATCAGGTTCGCGTAAGTGTACTCTTCCATTACGATATTGACGCTGGCGCTTTTCTCGGTAACCACCTCCAGGTCTTTCGCTCGCGTGCCGTAGCGCGACGAGAAATGCGGCAAGGTCGTGATATTCGGCGTGATCTCGAATGTCGGCACATTGCCGATGTCGCGGTAGGTGATATCCGGGTCGATCATCACCGAGACAATGCCCTTGCCGATGTAATAGGCCGAGGTCAACGGCGACACTTCTCCGCTGTCGGGGTGCGTCACCGTGCCGAAGATGCCCGTGTCATCGACCAGCATCTCGCCCGTCAGGGTCAACTGGCCCCATTCGTCGGAAATCAACCCAATCGCGGCATCGGGCCGAAACATCACATTGTTAAGCTCGACAATCAGGTGCGGGCCATAGTCGCCCGCGCCCTCGAATTTCACCTTCCCGACGATCTCGCTCTTAGCGAAGATATTAAAAGTGCCGGCCGCCATCGCCTTACTCCTTACGTCGTTGGTTTATCGCCTTGCCACGCCTCGCCGATGGCGGCACGCAGCGCGGCCAGTACCCGCGGGCGCATCGCCTGCGCCGGGCCGCGCAGAAACCGCCGCGCCTGAATCCTCGGCTGCCGCCGCTCGTATGCGCGCACCGCGCCGGCATGCCGGCGATAGGCGCCGACCTTCACCATGCCGCGGCGTTTCTTGCCCGGCCCGCCATACTCGAGTGCGCCGGCAATCTTGCCGTAGTTGACGCCGGCCGCCTCGTCGCGCAGCACCCGCACCCGGCCGCGCACCCAGGCGCCGCCGCGCTTGCTGATGCCTTGATCGACATACGCATGCGTGTGCGGGCGCAGCAGGTTTGGCTCGGCGGCCTGAACCTGGCGCAGCAACTGGTTCGTCAATTGCGTGATGGCGTCGCGCGCCCGCGCCTGTATCTGCTCGGGAAATTGGTCGAGCTTCAGCAGCACCCGGTTGTCCAATTCATCGATGCGCCAGTCGATGCCGGTGCCGGCTATGACGACAGGTCGTCCAGCTTGAATGCGTAGGCAAAGACCAGCGTCAGGTCGATGCGGTGCTCCTTGCCCTCCGGATCGGGCGTCGGCACCAGGCAACCCTCATAGCGGATGCCGCCGTTCCGCCCGGTCGCGGCGATCAGCTCGGCGTCGGTCAGCACCGCCACCAGCAGCCGCTTGCGGTAGAGCGACAACAGCCCGCCGGCATCGACGCTGTCGCTGCCGCGCACGATCACCGTAACGCCGGGCGACAGTTCCATGCGGGCAACCTCGGTGTAGCGCGCGCCATTCGCGATGTCGCGCACCTGCTCGATGCCGTCCTGGATGATCACGCTCGGCCGCGTCAGCGCCGCCACGTCGAGCGTGTTGCGGCCAACCGCGCGTATGCCATCCACCGCACCGCACACCGTCACCAACCGGGCGAGCAATGCCTCGCGTGTGTCAGCCACGGCAGAGCAGATTCACCCGCACCAGCACGCCGCCGTAATAGAGCGGCGCGACCTGTACGATGTTGCTCGGGTTGCTGGCGATCAGGATACGATCATCGCGGCTCGGCACGCCGAAGCTGCCGAGCCCGGTCGGGCTCACGATCACCTGTATCTCGGCGACGCCGCCGGCTTCGAGATCCTGCGGTCCGAACTGCCGCACCTTTGCTGGGCACGTCACGCTGTCCGCCACGCTCACATCACCCGCGGCATCAACCGCGGTGCGCTGCAACACGACCGTCTGCCCGTAGCCCGCCACGCCAGCGTCAAGCTCGGCGATCGCCGTCGCGGCGTTCATACCGTCCATATCTTGTATGGCGCCAGCAGGTCGCGGGCGCCAGGCGGGATAGCGCCGCCGCTGGTCCCGGCGCCAGACTCGCCGGCGTAAACCTGGCTGATCACGTCCGGGATCGTCTCCGACCGCAGCGCCGGGTCGCGGCCGACCGCAAACCACCGCGCCGTCAGCCACTCGAGGCACGCGCCCTGCACGTCGGCCGGGATCGGGTCGTAGCCCGCGGTGTAATCCACCAGAAGGGTCGTGCCGGTCCAGGATGTCACCGTGTCGCCATCGAGCCGGTACAGCGTGCCCTCTTCAGGGTACACATCCCAAAACGACACATCGACGGCGGTGCCGTCCTCGCTGACCGCCACCAGCGGCACGCCGGTGTCGTCGACGACAATCGGAAACTGCCGGGTGCGCAGCGGCTCGCCGGGATAGAGCCAGTTGTAGACGGTGCGAAACTGGTCTTGATAAACCTGCACTGCAAAGATCCGGTTGCAGTAGTTGTTGACCGCCGCCGATACCGCGTCGATCTGCTGGGTTAGCGCCGCATCCTTCGACGTGTCGGCAGCGTCGATGCCGAGCACCACCTTCGCGTCATCGAGGCTCACCAGCGCCTGGCTATCGGCCGGCGTTATCACCCGCGTGATGCTGTAGCGGACATTCGTCGGCATCAGGCGGCGCGCTCGGCGTGGTAGAGCTCAAAAAACTCGCGCAGATCGAGCGGCGGCGAGACGCTGCCGTCGCTCATCACCAGCACCGCGCGATAGTCGCGCGTCTCCCATCCTGCGATCGAGATTGCCGGTCCCGGCGGGCCGCGGTCGCCTTTATCGCCCGGTTTGCCGCGGCTGCCGGCCTGGCCCGCCAACGCCCAGCCGTCGCCCGGGAGCGCGCCGGGCTTATCCTGACGGGCGCGCCACTCTGAGCCGTGGAAGCTCACCAGATCGAATTTGCGATAGGCGCGTCCCGGCTCGAACAAACCGCAAACCTCGCCGACATAGGGCACTTCACCGCAGGCCGCTACGATGATCCAGTCGTCGTGTGGCGGCTGTTCTGCGGTATCCCGCGCCGCGCAATACGTAGAACCCCTATGGGTGACGAGCGCGCTGTCGTAGTGGATGCCGGGTTGCCATTGCTTCGGTGCGATGAACTTGCCGGTCGGGCCTGGTGGACCGGGAGGCCCCGGTTCGCCGAGCGGGCCTGGAACAGCCTCTCCTGGCTCACCTCTCTCCCCCGGCGGCCCCGGCGGACCATCCTGCAAGGCGGCGAGTCGCTCGGCGACCATCTGGTGCAATTGCAGCGTCAGGGTTGCAACGCGCGACTCAAGCTCGGCAATGGCGCGGCGGGTTTCGGCCTGCGCAAGTTCTCGTTCCGAGCGCCACTCCGCGCGGGTGCGGGAGAGAACCTTGCCGAGCGCCGCCGCGAAGGCGTCAGGCAGCAACGCGGTTGTCATAGCTGTCTGCGGCCTCAATGATCTGGTCTGCGGCCTTCTCGGCATCGGCGGGTTCGTCGGCAGGCGCGGCAGGCTCGGCCGAGGGCGGCGCTTCGGGCGCCGGGGTTGCCGGCGGCGCCTTGTCCCAGGCACTGAGCGGGACGACCTGCTGTTGCACCCGCGGCTCGTCGCCGAACGGCATGGCCCGCAGATCCTCTTTGGCGCGCGCCTCGTTGGGCGAGAAGATGCCGCCCTGGACGCCCCTCGCCAGGCCCTCGATGCGGTCGCGAAAATTCGCCCGCAGCAATGCCTCGAGGTCGAGCTCGAGGTAGTCGTCGGGCCAGGCGCCCAGCGCGAAGACCCGCCCGAATGCGTCTTCGATCAAGTTCGCTGAGAAGCCCAACCCGGTCGACACCCAGAACCCCATTAGGCTTTCGGTCGAGGCCTGCGGCCCGACGCCCGCCATTAACGACAGGAGCGGCAGCGGCACCCGGTAGGCCGTGGCAATGCGCTGATCTGAGACTTGCAGCATCTCGGCAAGTTGCGCGTCGCGGCTATTGACGATTGTCGGTGCCCATTTCAAACCGTCCGTCAGGATCGGCGTGCCGCCGGCGTTGATCCCTTGGGTGTGTTCGTTCCACTTCGCCCGCAGTCGCTCGACCGCTTCCGGGTTGTTGTGAAAACTCGCATCGGTCTGGATCACCCCTGACGGGCGACCCTGGTTGGCGGCATAGGCCAAGGCCTGGCCCACCATCGCATTGGAGACCGCGACCTCGAGCAGCGCTGCCTGGAGAGGTGAGCAGCCCTGCAACGGGTTGCGCCGATCCGGCAGGCGCACATGCAAGACGTCGCGCGCCGGCACCGCCTCCAGTAATTGCGTGTTGCCGGCAAACAGCCGCTCGACGACCTCGTTGCCGGCCAACGTGTAGAAAATCTCGCCGTTCGGTGCCACTCGCGGCCAGCACCGCGCCGGGTCCATCAGGTGAATTTCGGATATCTCAAAGCGGTTGTTGCGCAGCGCCAACCCAAAGGCCGCGCCCTCGCCATAAAGGCAATCGGTGAGGTAGAGAAAGAAATCGGTCGGCGACTGATAGGTGTTCGGCTTTTTCAGTATCCGTGACAGCGCCGAGGTGCTGACGCGATCGCGGCCGCCCTTGCCGTCCGATTGCCAGTGCGTGCCGGCGCACATCGAGATCGTCTGCGCATAAGCCTGGCGGCAGGCGTAGACCACAGCGGAGCCGCTCGGGCGCAGCGGGTCGTACCCAAGCTGCCACCAGTTCGCCGGCCAGTTCGGCGGAATGCCGCTGCTGCCAACCGGCAGCATGAACGGCGCGCCGAACTGCTTTTGCCGCGGGCGGAAAATGCGATTTGCCGCTTCCGCCGCCCGCGCCAGCAGCGCCATCTAGGACCGCTCGGTCTGCCGCGGTTCGGACTGTCGCGGCACCGATGGACGTGGTGCCGCAGCCGCGGGCGGCGCCTGCGGCAACGCTTCGCCGCTCGCCAGATACGCCTGCTGCGCCGCCACGGATGGCATCGCCTTATCCTGCGGGCTTTGCGCCTTTTCGTCGGGATGCATCAGCCCCAGCGCCAGCTTGTCGTTTTCCTCCTGCGTCGGCGTCGGCGGCAGCACCGACCCGTCCGTCGATTGCAGCGTCAGGTTCGTCAGAGTCGCCACCCGTTCCTTGCGCTGCGCGTACTCCTGCGCGATTTGCTCGTTTGCCATTGGTCGGTTCCTTCTCGAAGCGCCGGCCTCGCAGCCACGAAGCCGGCTTCAGCCAGGTGTAACGCCTTACCAAGTGACGCCCGTCACCCAGGCGACGCTGCCGGCGCGCAGCATGGCCCAGTTCATCGGCAAGATCATGCGGAGCGCCAGGCTGTCAGTCTGAAACATCGAGCGCACCGGGGTCGCCGCCACCGCCGAGCCTTGCGCGCCCGTGGTGATCTGCAAGGGCGTCGTATCCTCGAAGTGGATCGTCGCCTGATCCGACACCGAGAACTGCGGCGCGTCGCCTTGCGCCACCATCAGGTCGGCGGCGTTGATCAGAATCACCATGGTGACCGGCACCGTCGAAGAGACGACCACCGGGTAGCCGACGAGGGTACCGCCGTTGATCTGGTCTTGGAACGGAAAGCCGTTGCCAACACTCTCGGTGAGCGAGATCGAGTTCCGCTGTACCGGGTTCATGATCCACACCGGGCTGCGCAGCGCATTGACCGTCGCCAGCGCGCCGGTCAGCGCCTTGATGTCGCCGGTCAATGCCGCCATCCCGCCGCCCGCAGTCGGCGTCAGCCCCGAGACACTGTTGCGGATGCCGGCCGGGCGGATCGCCGATATCGCCACGTTGTCGATAAACGTGGTGTCAACGGCAATGCCCGTGTCGTCGATGATCAACTGCCGCAAAATCTGCTCGATCTGCGGCGTCGAGTGCTCGGCGATCTCGCGGGTGTAGGAGGTGATCACCGCCATCTTTTTAAGGCCGATGCTGACGGTGGTGAACGCCGCCTGCCGCACCGGGATCGGCGCACCTTCCGCCACGAACGAGCCGGCAATCGTCGGCGTCGCCACGCGCGTCGGCATGCTGATCGAGGCATTGCGCCCGAGCGTTACGGAAAAACCGCGAGCCGCCACCGGCTGAAAGATCGAGCCCGCCATGATCGCGTTGATGAAGTCGCCCTGCCCGACAATCGCAAGTTCGGCCGCCCATCCTGCCGTGCCCGTCGTCGCCGGCGCGGTGGCGGCCCGCTGAAACCACTCGTGGACGCCCCTGGTAGCCTCGTAGTCGCCGTAGCTGCCGTAGCGTTCCTGTAGCACGAGGTCGACGTGCTTGTTCTCCGCAAAAGCCAGCGTCTTTGCCGCCATGTGGCGCAGGTAGAAATCGCCGGGTTCGGCCGTTTTCCGCTTGGGCATCGCCCAGGCTTTCGGTGCCGTCGCCGGCAACGCCTGCGTCGGCGAGTACACCGAGATCCGCTCTTTCGGAACGGTGATCGGCGCCGCCTCGGACCCCAATGCCTTCTCTGCCTCCACCCAGGCAAAGATCTTGTTTTTTACCTCCGTGATGCGCTGAGTGAGGTCGGATACCTTCTGCACGTCCTCGGCATCCGGCAGGCCCGCCAACTGGTCTTGCAGCGCAACAACGTCCTGCTGCGCGGCTTCGATGCGTTCGCTGTAGTTCATGGTTCCAAGCTTTCGGTTCGTCGGTTCCTTTCTGGCTGACACGCCATGAAGCCCGGGTCGCGGCACCGCCGGCTCGTCATCGGCTGACACGCCGAAAAGCAAGCGCTGCCCTTGCGGGGAGATCCCGAGCGATTTCGCGATCGCCAGGGCATTCGGGTTTGCGCCCACCGAAACCAAGCTGCACTCGACAAGCTCAGCTTCCAGGAAGCGCAGGCCGCCGTTCTTGAGCGGCTCGAAATTGTCCGAGTGAAAGCCCACGCTGACCGCACGCAGCACGCCAGCGGTCACCGCGGTCTGGATCTGCCGTTGCAGATCGGTCTGCGCCGGCATCAACTCGAGGTGCCCGGTCAACTGCCCCTTGCGCACACCAACATCGTGCCACTTGCCGATAGGCAGGCGCGGATCATGCGAGAACAGCGCAATCGGGTTTTTGTGGAAGGCGTCGAGCTTCCATCCTTCCGGTTCCAGCACGTCGCCCATGCGATCCACCGACCCGTCGCTCATGACGAACTCGAGCGGATCGTCAGCGGGCGGCGGCGCCGCCAACTGCTTTTTTCGGAGTTTCATGCGATCAGCGTCTCGATGTTGATGGGCACGATCGCCCGCGCCCGCTTCGCCAGTTCCAGCGCGATCAGCATCGCCACCGCGCCATCAACCCGCACGATGCCGCGCTTGTTGCCGCGCTCCTTGTCGACTTTGTGGTTGCCGGCGGGGTCGGTGATGACGATGGCGCTCGCCACCGACGACGTCAGCACCGGATGCCCAGCGTGCCGCAGACGCCCGGTCAGCGCCAGCTCCGCAAACCATTCGACGGCCGGCCCCATGTCCTTGAAGCCCTGCCCGAAAGGCTCCAGCGGCGCCGGGAAATTGGCGTCGACGTCGTCGAGGTCGGTCTTGAAGTCGTCGATCCGCCAGCGGTCGTAGCCGATTGCCTGAATTTCGAACTCCCGGCTAAGCTCAGCCAATTGCTGCGCCACATAGCCGAAGCGCACCGTCGGCCCCGGCACCGCGGTCATGAAGCCCTGACCGATCCACTCCCGAAAGCGCTCGCGCTCAACCGGCCTGCGTGCCGCCAACTGTCCTTCCGGGGTCCAGAAAAACGGCAGGAGATCGAAGCTCGGCTCCGGGTCGTCGTCGGGAAACGCCAGCACCAGAGCGGTCAAATCGTGCTTTCCCGACAGGTCTAGCCCGGCGTAGCACTGCCGGCCCCGCAGCCGCTCGCGATCGATCGGCACCTCTCCGGTTTTCCAGACCGCATGCGACACCAGGCGGTCCTCTTCACGCGAGTCGATCCTCTGATTGAGCCGCAGATTGCGAAAGCTCGACTCGAAGGCCGGGATCAGCCGCGCCCGCTCGGCAGCCTCCCGCATCT